GATACACGAGATTCAATTGACATGAAATATCTTCCAAGAGACATTAGACAAATTAAACTCGTAACAGGAGAAGAAATTCTTGCTGAGATTACTGGTGAGGATGATAGCGAATTTCTGATTCGTAATCCTCTAAAGGTACATAAAGAAAAGTTTGTAGTTGGTGGTGTTGCTCGTGAAGCTAATATGTTCACTAAGTGGATGTCATTCGCTGACAACGATGAATTCGTATTAGCAAAATATCATGTGATGTTAGAAGCTATCGTCAATGACGCTGTAGCGGATTACTATAACAACATGATGAATACGATTGAAGATGAAGTGACGGTGGGCCATATGCAAGATGATGAACCTACTTCAGAACAAGAAGCTATGTCACCTCTACTACATGATGACGGCGATACGCCAACCTATCATTAATGTTATACTACTGGCCCCGGAGGGTAGATCTATTTTAACCTGTAAATACGCTGTAGTACATAGGCTAGAAAAAATATTTTCCAAAGGGTTTACAAAGTATTAAGTTTATGGTATAATATAACATGTGTCCAAATTAATTTCATTGGAGTGAAAAGAGTACATAGATGATCGAACCAAAAGCACGTCCTCATTACGTGAACAATAAAGACTTCGGCAAAGCATTAGAAGAATACGCAGTTACAGTTAACGCTGCTAAAGATGCCGGTCTACCAACACCAATAGTTCCAAATTATATTGCTGAATGCTTTCTAAAGATTGCAGAAGGTTTATCCCATAAAGTTAACTTCATTCGATATACCTATCGTGAAGAGATGGTTATGGATGCAGTAGAGAATTGCTTACGTGCAATCACTAACTATAATCCTAATGCTGAAACTAGAACTGGTACACAAAACGCATTCTCATACTTCACTCAAATTTGTTTCTTTGCATTCTTACGCCGCATTGAAAAAGAGAAGAAGCAACAAGATATTAAATTTAAGTTCATCGAACAAAGCGGTATTGAAGAGTTCATCGCTTCTATGGAAGGTGATGATACACATTCAGAACAAGCATTCATTGATACACTAAGAGAACGTATTGGTCGTATTAAAGAAAAAGACGAAAAGCTAAAAGACTTTGCCAAGAAAGAAAAGCAGAACAAAGCACTTGAACTTTTTATGACGAATGAAGCCATTGACGAACTTGAAGAATACCTTTATGAAACTGGCAATACTGAATGACACACATTGCGGAGCACGTAATTCATCTGAAGTGTTCATGCAATATCAAGAGAAATTTTACTCTGATGTTTTCTTCCCTTACCTAATTGAAAATGACATTAAGCGTATCATTCATTTAGGTGATTATTATGAACATCGTAAGTATGTAAACTTTAAAGCATTAGAACACAATCGCAAGATCTTCCTAGATAAGCTTCGCGAATATGGTATTAAAATGGATATTATTCCAGGTAACCATGATGTGTTCTATAAAAATACAAATGATCTTTGTTCGCTTAAAGAATTAATGGGTCATTACATTGATGTAGTGAACATCCACATGGAACCAACAACTATCGAATATGATGGTTTGCCAATTGGTTTAATTCCATGGATCAACGTAGAAAATTATGCAGACACAATCGACTACATCTCAAACTGTAAAGCATCAATCATCGCAGGACACTTTGAGTTTTCTGGATTCGAAATGTATAAAGGTATTCCTAATCCTCATGGTATGGATACATCTGCGTTTGATAGATTTGAGGCCGTACTATCAGGTCATTTCCACACCAAGTCTTCTCGTGGTAATGTCCATTATCTCGGTTCTCAAATGGAATTTACTTGGGGAGATTGCGACGATACTAAGTATTTCCACATATTGGATACTAGAACACGCGAAATAACACCTGTCCAAAATCCATATACATTGCATACCAAAGTAATGTACAACGATGAAAAAACAGATTATAATAGTTATGATGTATCCGTTCTTGATAATCAGTTCGTAAAGATCATTGTAGAAAAGAAGACAGACTACTTTGGTTTTGATCGCTTCATTGATAGAGTTCAACAACGTCCAATTCATGAACTCAAAATCGCAGAATCATTTGATGAATTTTTAGGTGATAATGTAGAAGATGAAGAGATTCAACTTGACGATACACAAGTACTCTTAGACTCTTATGTTGATGCTGTTGATACTGAGGCAGACAAAGAGAAACTTAAATCACTTCTACGTGGATTATATGTAGAAGCACAAACTGCAGAAATCGTTTAATGGCTGGAATTATTTTTAAAACTGTACGATGGAAAAACTTCCTGAGCACAGGTGACGCATTCACAGAGATTCAATTAAACCGTAATGATAGTACACTTATTGTTGGTCAGAATGGCGCAGGTAAGTCTACGCTACTAGATGCACTGTCATTCGGTTTATTTGGTAAACCCTATCGTAACATTACTAAACCACAGTTGATGAATTCTATCAACGGGAAGAATTGTGTTGTTGAAGTTGAATTCTCCGTTGGTGCTGCAGAATTTAAAATTGTTCGTGGTATTAAACCAAACACATTTGAGATTTACCAAAACGGTACACTCATCAATCAGTCATCTAATACACGTGACTATCAAGCATTCTTAGAACAGAACGTTCTCAAGTTAAATCACAAATCTTTCCATCAAATCGTTGTCATTGGTTCTGCATCGTTCACACCGTTTATGCAATTACCAGCACACCAACGTCGTACTATCATCGAAGAACTACTGGACATCCAAGTATTCTCTCGTATGAATCAGTTGCTAAAGGAAAAAGTGGCACGCATTAAGGAACAGATCAGTGACACGAATAATCAACTCGAACTTGTTAATGAGAAAGTTAGATTACAAAACAAGTATATTTCCGATGTCGAATCATTGGCAAAAGACCAGATTCGTGATAAGCAGATTGCCATCACAGACAACCAAAATGGCATACGGGTTTTACAAGAACAAAACTCTGGACTTTCGGAAAAGTTGGAGTTGCTTATTCAACGACAAAAAGAACTTAAGACGGTTACGTCCAAGAAACAAAAATTGGCCGGATTTGGAGTTAAGTTTGAGTCTACCCTCAAGAGTCTACAAAACGACCGAGCTTTCTTTGTGGAGAATACTTCATGCCCAACCTGTTCTCAGGAAATATCTTCCGAAACACGGGAAGGTCACGTGCATCGATGCGATAGTAAGATCGGGGAAATTAATCAAGGTGTTGAGAAGCTCACAGAGGAACTAAACACAATAATCTCTCAAGAGACTAACCTCTTAGAAGAGATCGAACAATTCCAATCTGCACAAATGGATATTGTTGCAAATAATGCATCGATTGCTGCAGCGCAGAAGTTGATTGATAAACTTGAAGCTGAGATTCTCAAGATCGAAGGTACAGATGGTGATGTTGGTACTGCATTAGCAGATTTACAATTGCTTCAAAGCGAAAGAGAAAAACTTTCAGAATTGAAGTTATCAATGATTGACCAACAAAATTACAACTTCATTGCATCAGAGATGTTGAAGGATACTGGTATCAAGACGAAGATCGTAAAGCAATATTTGCCTGTGATTAATAAACTTGTGAATCAGTACTTACAGACGCTTGACTTCTTCGTATTGTTCAACCTCGATGAATCATTTAATGAGACAATCAAATCACGTTATCGTGATGAGTTTACATATGCAAGTTTCTCTGAAGGTGAAAAGCAACGTATTGACTTAAGCTTGTTATTCACATGGCGTCAGATCGCTCGTATGAAGAACTCAGCGAATACAAACCTCTTGATTCTAGATGAAACATTTGACTCATCATTGGACAACGATGGTATTGACAACCTTATGAAAATTCTAAGCACAGTTACTGAAAATACAAATGTGTTTATTATTTCCCATAAAGGTGATGTTCTTGATTCTAAGTTCAGAAACAAGATCGAATTTATTAAAGATCGTAATTTTTCAAGGATTAAATAATGGAATTTAAACTCATCCCGTATGATGATCCTCTATTGACTAAAGTCGTAGAGTATAAAGAGATTGAAGACAAAGCAGAATTTGCAGAGAAACTGGAAAAAGCCTGTGAGTTCTTTGGTGGTATCGGTTTATCTGCTAATCAAGTTGGCATTGATAATCGTGTATTCTGTGTTAAGTTTGATCAGTTCGCAGAAACATTCTTTGATCCAAAGATTGTACAGTATTCACCTGAAGAACAACTCTTTGAAGAAGGTTGCTTGTCACAGCCAGGAATTTTCATCAATCTCAAGCGTCCACAAAAGATTCGTTTAGAATACACCAACAAACTAGGTTTGCGTGTAGAGGAAGATTTTAGTGGCATCACTGCAAGAATCATTCAACATGAATATGATCATATGGAAGGCACTAACTTCATGAAGCGTGCATCCCCATTGAAGCAGGCATTGGCTCTCAAGAAAGCGAAGAGCAAGAAACGATAACCTATGTACAGCGAGTTATTTTTATGGTATAATGGATACATTAATCGAATAGGTGTCCAACATGCAAGTAGAACAACTCGCTATCAATATCGACCAACAGTCAGTCTTAGCAAAACTGTTGGCACGAGAAAATATTAACGTCATCCACGGCGCTTATAAGACTGCGTGGTTCGACCCTAAAAAGCGTACACTTGCCTTACCAGTTTGGAAAAACAAAGGTAAGGCAGTGTATGACTTACTCACAGGCCATGAAGTTGGTCATGCACTTTATACGCCAGCGCAAGGTTGGCATGATGCAGTCGATGACATCAAAGGTGCACCTAAAGCATACCTAAACATTTTGGAAGATGTACGTATTGAACGTAAAATCCAAGATCGTTATCCAGGTCTCCGCTCACAATTCCAAAAAGCATACAAAATTTTATCTGATGATGACTTCTTCGGCTTGGATAAACTCGCTCTAACTGGTCAAACGCTTGACTCATTGCTATTGATCGATCGTATCAACATCTATTACAAAGTTGGTGCACATATCGATGTAAAGTTTAGTGCTATTGAACAGCAGTTCGTTAATCGTGCAAATAAGACATCAACATTTGCAGAAGTGGTTGAACTTGCTAAAGAGATCTATGCATATCAAAAGTCATTGCGTAAAAAGCAAGTTAAGAAAAAGATGCCTAAGTTGGACTTGCCAAAGATGGACATCTTGCCTGAAGATATGCCTTTGACACAAGAATTTGACAACTCACAAGATTACGATAAAGCAGATCCTGATGAAGTGGAAGAACAGCAAGAAGAAGATAAGTCTTCAATGAAATCAGATACTAAGTCAGATAAGAGTGATGCTAAAGAATCTAAAGATGAAGAGGAAGAAACTGGTGGTAATCGTGTAAGCGATGCTAAAGAACCTGAAGAGGAAACTAAAGAAGAATCTAAAGCTGAAGAAACACCTGAAAAGGTCGATGGTCGAAAAGAGGAAACTGATAGTGCCACTGAAGGTCCAACTGAACCAGAACCTGAAGATCAAAATGCATATACTGATGATACATTCCGTGATCGTGAAGGCGAACTAGTTGCTGATGTTGGTAACACAATGATCTATACTGCTGGTGACTTCCGTCAAAAGGATGTGGTCATTGACTTCAAAGAATACTATGCTCATTGGAAAACTGACTTAGCTAGACTAAAAGGTTCATACACTCAAGATGTAATTGACAGTCAAATGCTGGTTCTCGATACTGAATATAAAAAATTCAAACTAGACACAGAGATGGCTGCAGCGTATATGGCTAAAGAGTTTGAGTTGCGTAAAGCTGCATTCCAATATTCTCGTTCGACAGTTCACAAAACTGGTCTATTGAACACAAACAAGTTGCATTCATATAAAACATCTGAAGACATCTTTTTGCGTTCAACTAAACTTGCGAACTATAAGAACCATGGCATGATGTTGTACATTGACTTTAGCGGTTCAATGTCAGATAACATTGGTGCTACTATCCGTCAAACATTGAACTTGGCTGCATTCTGTCGTATGGTTAATATCCCATATGAAGTGTATGCATTCACTACACGTGTACGTTCACTAGCTGAAGTTGAACGCAATGACTATGAAGATTATTCTGATTGTGAATTGGTTATGCAAAAGTTTAACCTAATCAATTTAATGTCTTCACGTATGAAGCGTACAGAACATAGCGAAGCACAACGCATGCTGTGGAATTTATCTCGCTCATGGGATGGTAGTCTCAATCAAGGATACATCACGCCATGGAACCACTTGCATAGCACACCACTGAACTCATGCATTTTGTTTGCTGAAACTCAAATCAAGAATTTCAAAGCAAAGCATGGTATCGATAAGATGACTGCAATGTTTTTATCTGATGGTGACTCTGATAGTTTCCAAGTTCGTCTCGATGATCTTGGCGATGCACACCGTGCTGGTACTAAAACACACTATCGTGGTCATAGAGCAATTGTGCGAGCAATGAATAAAACCTTTGAGGTAGATTCTGTGCATAGTTATTCAGTGACTAGTGGATTGCTTAAGACATTGAAGCAATCCACATCATCTACTGTTCTTGGATTCTTCATCAGCGAGTATCGTAATCATGCTATCAATCGTGTATTAGATGGTCGCAAGTTTGCATCTGACTATAGCAAGCGTAAAGATGCTTACACTGAACAGATGAATAAGAATCGTGCAGTGATCGAAGATGACATTTATGGATATGATCGTTACTTTAGTCTATGTGCAAAATATATGGATGTAACCGAAGACGAGTTTGGTGAAATCGTTGAAGATGGTGCGAGTAAAAACAAACTCAAGACTGCCTTCTCCAAGGTCAGCAAGCAAAAGCGAGTTAACCGTATTCTGCTGAATGCCTTTGTGGAAGCAATTGCATAAAGGCATGTACAGCAGTAAAAAAGTATGGTATAATAGATGTATATTATGTAGAATGTGAAAGGTGTCCAAACCATGAAAACAGAAATCAAGCAAAAATTTATCGAGACTATTGCAGATAAATTTCCAGGTCGTACAGTCTTCGACGTTAAAGAGCTTATCGCTCATGCAGAAGATATGGGTCTCGGTTATCCGAGCTTTGTAACTAAACCAGAAAATCGTGTCGGTCGCGGTAAGTACCAATTGCAGATGGTTGCATCGGTTACACCTATTCGCAAATCTGAACCTAAAGAAGAAACTAATCAAGTGACTCAAACAGTATTCGACTCAGTTCAAATCGAAATCCCATCTAAAGATAAGTCCTATGTTTCATGGGGTTATTTCAAAGATGTGAAACAAATTATCGAATCAAATGCTTTCTATCCTATCTTCATTGCTGGACTTTCTGGTAATGGTAAGACTATGATGGTTGAACAAGCGTGTGCATCATCTAAGCGTAAGTATGTACGCGTCAACATCACAGAAGAAACTGATGAAGATGATCTGATTGGTGGTTTCCGTTTGATTAACGGTGAAACTGTTTGGTGTGATGGTCCAATTCCACAAGCTATGAAGCAAGGTGCAATCTGTTTGATTGATGAAATTGACCGTGGTTCTAACAAGCTAATGTGTTTGCAAGCTGTATTAGAAGGCAAACCATTGTACATCAAGAAGACTGGTGCTGTGGTTACACCACAACTAGGTTTCAACGTATTGGCTACTGCTAACACTAAAGGTCGTGGTTCTGATGACGGTCGATTTACAGGCGCTCGTATTCTTGATGAAGCTTTCCTCGAACGTTTCATCGCAACACTTGATCAACCATATCCGACTGCTGCCGTTGAGAAGAAGATTATCATAAACGCAATGGAAGTCTATGGCAATCTTGACGGTGAATTTGCAGATAAACTCGTTACATGGGCAGACATCATTCGACAGACATATAATGATGGTGGTGTTGAAGACTTAATCTCAACACGCCGATTGGTTCACGTTGCTCGTACTTATGGTATCTTTGGTGATCGTAAGAAAGCAATTGAAATGTGTATCTCTCGCTTTGATGAAGACACACGTGTTGCCTTCTTGGATCTATATACTAAAGTTGATTCTAAAGCAGAAGCGCAACCTAATGTAATTGAACCTGGACCAGAAGACGAAATGGTTCCATTCTAAGAACACATCTGCGAGAGTTTTCGTACCCGCTCTCGTAACCAAGATGAATTTAGGGTACAACAATATGGAGTTATTTTATAATGACAAAGCAAGCAAAACTATTATCTTCTTTCCAAGCAGGCAATGAATACACTGCAAAGCAAATCAATGCTAAGTTTGGTTTGAAGGATGTAGCTGCATCAGTTCGCAATCTACGCGAACAAGGTCATTGTATCTACGCAAACACTGTGAAGATGCATGATGGTACTCAAGCAACTAAGTACCGTTTGGGCAAGCCAACTCGCGCGATGGTCGCGACTGCTGCACGAATCTTTGGCGCAAGCGCTTTCTCACGTAACGCTTAATCACGTGAGGTTTGGTCAGAAGGGGTTTGGACACCTACCTTCTGACCATCTTTTTTGGAGTTATATTATGAGTAAAGTTTGGGATAGAGTTGTAGAAGATCTTCAAAAACAATCTCAACCTAAAGTTGAGAAAACATTTTTACAGAAAATGTGGAGTATCGTTTTTAAATGAATGATATCGTAAAAGCAAGTCAAAGTGCCACAACTGGTGGTCGCAAATTTGATGGTGATAAAACTGAATATGGTTTATTGCCACCATTAGCATTAGAGGAAATCGCGAAGGTTCTTACTTTCGGTGCACAAAAGTATGAACGTGATAATTGGCAACGTGTTCCTGATTCTAAGCGCCGTTATTTTGATGCACTTCAGCGTCATCTATGGGCGTACAAACGAGGCGAAGTTATTGACCCCGAATCTGGACTGCATCACCTTGCCCACGCAGGTTGTTGTCTAATGTTTTTATATGAACATGATGTGAAATATTCAAAGGATGTATAATGTTTAATTGGTTCAATAAGCCACAAAAAGAATTAGATAAAGTTGTTGATGATCTTGGTGTTAAGATTAACGACATTATCGCAGAACGAGATTCACTTCAACGTCAAGTCAAGGACTTGCGAGATAAGTTAGTCCGTATTGAGACTGATGTACGCGATGAAGAATTCGTCCTAGATTTTAGACAGTTCAGAGTCTTTAGCATTGAACGTAATTTCCATTCAGATTTACCATGCACAATTGTTGGTTATATGGTAAAGGATGGAGATACTGAAACATGCCGCGAATGGTATCTCTATTGCACTGAAAAGCGCCATCACGAAATTGTGGATGCATTTAAAGCATACCAACTTGCACGTGATAAAAGTATGTACAGCAATTTAATTTGATGATATAATATAATCTTTAAGGACCTACACTATGAAACTATCAAATGATACGCTTGCGATTCTTAAGAATTTTGCAGCGATCCAACCAAACCTAATGTTTCGCGCTGGTAATGAAATCAAAACCATTGCAGAAGCAAAGAACATTGTTGCTAAGGCAACCATTACAGAATCTATTCCACAAGATTTTGGTATCTATGACATCAATGACTTCTTGTCCTCATTGAGTCTCTTCAGCACACCAGAGTTTAATGTATCTGATGATGCTAAGTTCGCAAAGATTAGCGAAGGTAAATCTAATCTAAAATATTTCTTCTCTGATGAGTCATCACTGACTTACCCTCAGAAAGATATTAATATGCCTGCAACTGATGTAGCATTTACACTCACTGCAGATGTACTCAAGAATCTTCAACGTGCAACTGCGTTGTTAGGTGTCTCAACTGTATCTGTTGAGAGCGGTGAGAATGGTATCATTCTTCGAGTAAATGATCCAAAGAATAGCACATCAAATGCATACGCAACTGAAGTTGATGGTGTGACTGGTGGACATACATTCAAATTCCATTATGACATCTCCAATTTCAAGTTACTTCCAGGTGATTATCTTGTCAGCATTTCTGGCAAACTAATTTCACATTTCAAACACAAGACTATTCCAGTAGAATATTGGATTGCTCTTGAAAAATCTTCAACATACGAGGCATAATATGAAGTTATCCGATCTACAATTAGTAGTACAAATCATTGACATTGCAGCTGAAAAAGGTTTGTTCAAAGGACCTGATCTTAAGACAGTAGGCGAAGTTCGTGAACGCGTTATCGAGTTCGTTAAAGCAAATTCTAAACCAGCAGAGGAAGTTCCAAATGACACAGCTAGTGACGTCACTCAGTAATCCAGCAGATCGTAAGGCAGTTTACGACGCACTTCGCGAAATCTCAAATTCAATGACTCGTATGGAAGCTGAACGCGACCTAATCAAAGAGACATTGAATGCCGTAAAGGACAAATACGAGTTACCTACAAAGTACACACGTAAGTTGGCAAAGATTTATCATAAACAGAATTTCAACGAAGTGAAAGCAGAGCAATCTGAAGTTGAGACTCTTTATGAATCAATCACGTCGTAAATTTTTCAAAGGTTTTGGCCTTTTAGGTGCAGCGATGGCTGGTGCAGCAACTATCAAAGTTGCTGTTGAACAGATTGAAAAACCTGTTGAAGATCATAGTCATCTTGCACCTGAACCAAATACAACATTGATGTTGACTGGTGATAATAGAACGCCTGAACAAAAGCAAGCATCTATGTCACCACCATCAAATGGTTTTATGCTTTATCAACAACCACAAGTGACAAACCAAGTTTCATTGGCTGTTGGTAAAGACAATAGATTGTGGATAAAAATTGATGAGCAATGGAAACGCGTTTCTGTTGACGCTTAATATAATGGAGTTATGAATGCAAGACCAATTTTTGTGGGTAGAAAAGTATCGCCCAAAGACTATCGAACAATGTATCCTTCCTAAACAATTGAAGGAGACTTTTCAAACGATTGTAAATAAAGGTGAATTACCCAATTTGATGCTTACAGGTACAGCAGGTCTTGGTAAGACTACAGTTGCACGAGCATTATGTGAACAACTTGGTATTGACTATATCGTTATTAACGGATCTGAAGAAGGTAACATCGATACTCTTCGTACAAAGATTCGTCAGTTTGCCTCCACAGTTTCCTTGGCTGGTGGATATAAGTGCGTCATCCTCGATGAGGCTGATTATCTGAATCCACAGTCAACACAACCTGCGCTTCGTGGTTTCATTGAAGAATTTGCAAATAACTGCCGATTCATTCTCACATGTAACTTTAAGAACCGCATCATTGAACCTCTTCACTCTCGCTGTGGTGTAATTGACTTTAAGTTCGACAAGAAAATCTTGGCAACTTTGTGCGGTCAATTTATGGGTCGCCTTGAGGAAATCCTCAAAGCAGAAGATGTATCATATGAACAACCTGTGCTAGCTGAATTGATTATGAAGCATGCGCCAGATTGGCGTCGTGTTCTTAATGAAGCACAACG